GTAATACAACCTTCACCTTCAAATATACCTGCCGCCCATTCAATGGACTTCGGACCAGTTGTTACCAATCTTGGCTTCCGCTTCGATTGGAACTCTAAGTTTGTAGTGTTCTCCAGCAGCGATTGCTGCGTATACCAAGGATGTTGATAAGTCTTTTGCGTCTTCTGTGGCGCATTCAAATTGCAGTTCGTCATGTATAAAGGCAAGCTGCGAACAACACAGCTTTGTTTGTTTAATAGTTTCCTGGTTGATCACCATCCATCGTTTTGCGACGACTCCGGCTCCAGATTGTAGTAAATAGTTAAGCGATTTGTGTGGGGAGTCAAGCAGAATTTTCCGTCTATCAAGTGAATAGACGAAACCTTGTTGGCCTCTTTTTTTAACGGCTTCAAGTAGATCTGCAAGTCCGTCAATAGCAGCAACAAACGCTGTACGAATCTCCTTACCTTTCTTTTTAGCCTTCGCATCACTCATTTGAGCATCGAAGGAATATCCAATTTTGGCGTCACCTGCTCCATAGAGGAAGGCGTAAGTGATTGTTTTAACTTGGCGCCTGCTGATTCCAATTCTGTCTGCATTGACTTGATGGATGTCTCCGTTGAGTAGTAATTCCGCATAGCGTCCCGCATCGTATTTAGCGAGGTAGTGAGCGAGCATCCGTAGCTCGATGCCGCTAAGATCGGCACCCACCATAACTTGACCAGGCGTTGCCTGAAAGAGTTGTCTGTATTCATGATCAGAAGGTACTTGGGCTAAGTTTGGTTTACGATGTGCACATCTGTGGGTGTAAGTTGAAACTGAACAATGGTGATGTATACGATTAGATGTCGTACTCAGCTTCAGCCAAGCGTTCACGCCGTTCGACAACATCCCAAGCATTTTCGTTACCGTCAAACATCTCGCAAACATCATAGAAATTTCTGACCCAATCTCGGTCAGAATAACTTCGTCTACGACTGGCTTCCCAGTACGTTGTGCAAATTGGGTTGGCGTCCAACCATAGAACGTTGTTAATATCCATGCGATGTGATCTCTTGATGAGGGACTCAGTTCTTTTAGTCGAGTGAAGGTTGCTCCTTCGATGTAGCCGCTAGTCTTGTTATTTCGCTTTGGAGTGAATTCAGTTCCTCCGACGTAAGGGTGTCTTTCGCGAAGTACCTTTTCAAGATCTTGAAGTTCTTGTTGGAGAGACGATGTAAGTTGCCATGCAGCCCGTTCATCGAAATACCAACCGTGTCGTTCTTGTTCACTTAAAATTTTGGCTACGGTGTGCTCTAACGCAACCCACTCAGGTAGGGGTGGAAGTGGTCGCATAGTTTTGTTGTTACTTTTACGTCTTGTTTGCAGTAGTCCTGCATGTCTTGTGACCAGTATTTCCAGTCTGTGGTTTTGCCAAACTCGCCTTTGTATTCACCTAGTCGGTGGCCGTAGGATTCAAGTGAGTGACGGCCATACAGCTGTATAGGCATGTGATGAACGTTGCGAACTTGATCTCTTTTAAGCATGTCTGTGTGATACAAACGTGATAACAAAAGAGTGTCTACAACTAAGGCTGAGCAATTGAACCACGGGTAGATTTTCTCAATTACTGGTATGTCATAACCAATAACATTGTGCCCAGCGATTATCTCAGCACCTTCCAATACTTGAACACCGCGGACAATTGGTTCTTCGCTACCTTGATCGTTATACGTGTACGTCTGATCAGTTTCTGAGTCGTAGATGACCAGACAATGGATACAGGTAACATCATTTAGAAGACCGTCGGTCTCCAGATCGAACACCAGCATTTTTCCAAATGTAAGTTTTGTCTATAAATTGTGCCCGCTTTACCATCTCAGGAGTTGGCGGATTAGGACGATTAAAAGTCTTCTTCGGCGTTGAAGGATTTAGTTTCATTGAATTTACAGGTATCTTTGTTGTATGTCAGTGAACAGGCGATGCCAGTTTCCCCTGAATAGCGGTTCTTGATAATTCGCACAGTCGTATCAGCGTGTTGAGATCCACTCTGCTGATCGCGTTCGAGTCCAATAACTGCGTCAGAAATTTGTGCAATGCTGTGACTTCCGCGCAACTGTCCAAGTGATACTTTTGCTCCATCTTCGTGTCCTTTGTCTCCTTGAGGTCTTCGTAAATGTGAAACAAGAAATAGTGAAATACCTGTGCGTTCTACTAACGAACGTAACCGTGTCATTGTTGTATCAATCATTCGTCGTTCGTCTCCGTCCAATCCACTGAGGAGGATTGATAAGTGGTCGAGGAAGATGATCTTGCAGTCGAGACCTGAAGCCAGATACTCAATCCGATTATAGATAACATCAGGATCGTAGGAGCCGAAACCATCAAACAAATAGAGATTCCAATGAGCCAACGTCTTATCGAACGCAACCGTAAGATCTTCATGTGAGTGTTCACCTAAATGAAAAGCTTTGCCACAGGCAACGCTCATTAATCCAAGGGCAGTCCGTCTATTTGATTCCTCCAAAGCCAGGTAACCGACTCGTTCTCCTTTCTGAAGTAGACGAGCTGCAATGTCCCTGCAGAATGAGGACTTTCCAATACCGCTGCCTGCAGTGATCGTGACAAGTTCTCCGTATCGGATTCCGTGAAGCAATTCTTGTAAGCCGTCGAATGGGTATTCATGTATACAAGGTGGTTGTGGTTCTACAACAAGTGAAAGTAATGATTTACCCTCTACGATTCCATCCGGCCGGAACGGTTGTGCATTCCAAATAGCCTCACGAACCGCTTGAAGGTTGTCGTCTTGACAAGCCTCTGAAGGGTCTTTGTAGCCTTTGAGATCAGCGATCTTAACTTTGCCAGGAGGAAGGACACTGGCTGCCTCTTGAGCAGCCTGACGGCCTGCCTCATCGCCATCGAAGAGGAGAACAATGGTTTGCCAGTTTTGTAACCACTCCAAATTTTTTTGGATTGATTTTTTGGCTGCTGCTGCTCCATTTGGGAGGCTAACCATTTCCCAGGTTGGGAGGGCTTCCCGACACGTAGCAGCGTCAAGTTCACCTTCTGTGATAACGACTTGCTTACCTGCCTTCCGAAATAAATGCTGTCCAAAGAAGCACCCATCTGTCTCACCTTCATAGCTAAACTGTTTATCTTTTGTTTTGGTTTTTATGCCAATAAGCGATCCAGTGCTGCTTCGATAATGGAAGCATAATTTGTCTCCGTCTTTGTGGATTCCGTATTCTTGACAGACTTTCTCGGAAATGCCTCGTTTAGAAAGTCGTCCGGGGAATCCTCGTGGTTCCATTCTGTGTACATAGGTGGTGTTGTGATTGTGAACATTGCCGTCTCCGCCTTTCCAGGTGTGACAGACAAAACAAAAAGTATGCCCATCTGTATATAGGCTGTTGCCGTCAGATGAGCCGCATTCTTCGCAAGGAATATGCCGTTCAAACTCGCTTGTCATACAAGCCAATCAATAGGAATATTAGTCCATGTTGTCCATGGGATGCCAAGTTTTTCGCAGTACTTGGCATACGTTGTTTTTGATTTTTTAGAAATAGTGTTATAGGGTGCCTGGAAAACCATGCGAAGGTCAATGTCAGGGTTTTGTTGTTTGACTGACTTGACCTTTCGCCGGTCAGCACTATCCCAGTAACCCTTACATTCCAGCCAGACCCCGTTCGGAAGAACGAAGTCCGGCGTATAGGAATGATGGATTACATATGGGACTTGTGTGCTTTCATATTCATACTTGACACCCAGGTCTACGAGAAGGTCAGCAACCTTCTCCTCTAGACCCGATCTGAATGCCATTTAGATTACGGTTATGTTTGATGTAAGAAACGCCGCGATACTTCAGAACTTGCTCCATTTGAGCAGCTTTTTGTTCACGAACACGTTGACGAAGTTCAACTTGAGACATGATAGTTCTCCAAAGTACCTACCCCCCGTTCCATGGGTAGGCGTCATGCGTCCAATGTTGATTCAAGCACCATTTTGGTGAATTGCGTTTCTAAGAATTCAATATCAAGTTGCTCTTGTGGATGTCCACCAGGCCATTGTTTTCTATATTGTCTTAGTGCATCTCGTATGATACGAGCACCATTATCATCTACTTGAATGTCAAACATAGGATGAACGTACGTTTCTTAGCCGATCGCTGGTGCAGTCAAAGCAACCGAAGTTGTGTCAGCTGCTGCAAGATCCAACGGGAAGTTGTGTGCATTTCGTTCATGCATAACCTCGAAGCCGAGGCCAGCACGGTTCAGAATGTCAGCCCAGGTATTGACAACGTGACCTTGGGCTTGAATGGATTGATTAAAGTTGAAGCCGTTCAGGTTGAAGGCCATGGTTGACACGCCGAGGGCGGTGAACCAGATGCCGACAACAGGCCAGGCAGCCAGGAAGAAGTGAAGGCTACGGCTGTTGTTGAAGGAGGCGTATTGGAAGATCAGGCGACCGAAGTAACCGTGGGCAGCCACGATGTTGTAGGTCTCTTCCTCTTGGCCGAACTTGTA